ACCCAGTCATCTGCGGAAAGCACATGGACGGATGGTGACTTTGTACGTTTTAGATACGGGGAGCCTGAAAAGATAGGTGGGTGGCAAAAACTAACTGCTAATACACTAGCGGGTGTGGCAAGAGATTTACATAATTGGACTGATTTAGACGGTAGTAAATATTTAGCGATTGCTACTAACAAGCTAATTGTTATCTATTATGGTGGAGCTTACTACGATGTAACGCCTTTACAAGCAGCTATTGCTAGTTGTACTTTAACAACAGTACAGACCTCAGCGACACTGACGGTTAATAAAGTAGGACATGGTTTAGCCGAAGGTGAGCTATTTACTTTTAGCAATATGACTATTCCGGGAAGCGGTACGGGTTTTGTTGCAGCGGACTTTACAACTAATACATTTGAAATTGTAACAAGAGCCACCGATTCTTTTACCGTAACTATGAGTAAGGTTGAGTCGGGTTCTGGTGTAACAGGTGCTACAGGTTGTACTATAAACCCTTATATAAAGCCTGGGTCGGCAATAGCTGTCCCAGGTTATGGTTTTGGTGTAGCTCAATGGGGTGGTGAAACTATATCTTTAACTAAAAACGATTTAAATGGATTGTTAGCTGACACAGCTGCTGGAACAGGTGATTCTGGAACAACTGTAACTCTTACATCAGCTTCTGGGTTTTCTACAGCAGGGCATATTTTAGTTGGGTCTGAATTAATTACTTACACAGGTATATCAGGTCAAGGTTTAACAGGTGCTGTAAGAGGAGCTTTAGGTTCAACGAGAACAGCCCATGCTGATGAAGCAGTCGTAACTGACGCAACTAATTTTGTTGCTTGGGGAAATGCAGCATCAACTACGGATGTGACGCTGGTACCTGCTAACTGGTCATTGGATAACTTTGGTACAATTTTAATAGCTACTTTAAAAAACGGGAAAACATTTGAATGGAATCCAGCTAATGGCCTTGATACAAGAGCTTCTGCTTCAACTACGAATCCGACTAAAAGTGTTATGTCATTAGTCTCTGGTCGAGATAGGCATCTTATTCACTTAGGTACAGAAACAACAATAGGCAATACCTCAACACAAGATAATATGTTTATAAGATTTAGTGACCAAGAAGATCGAACAGACTACACCCCTGTATCCACTAACACAGCAGGTACGTTTAGGTTAGATTCAGGCAGTAAAATTGTTGGTGCTTTACGAGCAAAAGATTATATTTTTATATTAACCGATACTTCTGCTTATACGATGCAGTTTGTAGGACCTCCGTTTACTTTTAACATACAACAAGTAGGATCTAACTGTGGTTTGATTGGACAGCATGCAGTAGTCTACGTTGATGGTTCAGTTTACTGGATGGGTGAGTCCGGTGGTTTCTTTGTTTTTGACGGTACGGTTAAAAGACTACCTTGTACAGTTGAGGATTTTGTATTTACCGATGTTGATCCTGACGATTTAGGTATAAATTATGATACAGGTGAATTGGTTTACTGTAATTATAATTCACTGTTTACTGAAATAAATTGGTTTTATGCAAAAGCAGATTCTTCTGTTATTGATAGATGTGTTACTTTAAATTATCGAGAAGGTTCGTGGACAACTAGCTCATTAGCAAGAACTACTTACATAGACAAGTATTTATTTGATAACCCTCTTGCGTCAGAATTTGCAACAGCCGGAGTACCTACATTCCCAACTATTCAAGGAGCGACCTCGGCTCTCGGTGCAAGTACTTTGTTCGAGCACGAAAAAGGAGTAAATGAAGCAGATCAAAACGGAAATGCTACAGCCAGTATCGATGCGTTTATTGAGTCGAGCGACTTTAGTTTTGATTCCGGAGGTGGGCAAGGTGAAAGCTTTATTAAGATAAGAAGGTTTATACCTGACTTTAAAATACTAGCCGGCAACGCTACAGTGACTATAAAGTTAAAAGACTTTCCAGCAGATACTGAAGCTAGTTCACTGTTAGGTCCTTTCACGGTCACCTCGTCAACTAAAAAAGTAGACACCCGAGTGCGTGGTAGATTTGCTTCTCTTAAAATAGAAAATACAGCTACAGACGAGAACTGGAGATTTGGTTCTTTTAGAGCAGACGTGCAACCAGACGGAAAAAGATAATGGCTAAGATAACAATAACTATACCCGAACCAAAACCAGAATATGATGCCTCTAATCAAAGACAACTTTTGGAATCTTTAAACACTCTAAAGAATCAATTAAACTTTTCATTTCAAACAGATTTTAAAAACGAACAAGACACTTTTAACTGGTTTATATCATGACAATACAATATAAAAATCAAGGTTTTACTTTAGCTAATACTGCGACTACTTCAGTTTTAACAGCTCCTGCTGATGCTAGGTTGCTAATTAAACAAATACAAGCCGTTAATATACACAGTAGTGCGGTAACTTTAACAACTCAAATAACCGATACGTCAGCAACAGCTACTCATACGTTTGGTAATCAGGATATTGCAGCAGTCAGCACGGTGGATATTATTACGAACACTACCGTATTGGAAGAAGGTGATATTCTTAAAATGACAGCAGAAACAGGTGCTAAAATATCAGGAATTATTTCTTACGCTCAATTAGACAGATCGCAAGAAAATGGTTAGAATACAGCCATGACTATTACTATAGATTGTGAAACAAAAACAAAGATAACTAATAACAAAACTGGCGTGGTGTACGAGTCGGAAGAGTTAGCTCAAGCCGATGTATCAAGTTCAGGTACTGAAACTAAAGAAGAGGATATTCAACGTGATGTAATTATCATTGTTCCTCAACTTGACCTTCACGGCGATACGAATGAGTGAGCCAAAAGGCGGAACTGAACTACAACACCGTTTTTTACAAGCACGAGTCGACTTAGATTTACTTAGTCATTTTCAAATATGCACTTCAATACCAGGCAAAGTCCCTATTGATGAAAACAAGATAAACATCTTGTGGCAGAAGAACAGTTACGACCAACCCAACATAAGACCTTTTTTTGAAGACAAGTCTAACCACGGCAAGTATGATTGGTATGTATTCAACTCTCATTGGAACTACGAGAAGTTTAGAATGATGTACGACATACCGACTGAAAGGTGTCATGTAATTAAGAACGGAGTTACTCACTTTCCGGAAAGAAAACAATACAAACAAGGCGATACCGTCAGATTGGTTTTTCAACCTACCCCTTGGCGTGGTTTAAACGTATTACTATTGGCCATGCAACACCTACAGGATGAGAATATAGTATTAGATGTATACAGTAACTGTGAGGTTTACGGTGAAAAATTTGCAGAAGATAATAATGCAGACTGGGAAGAATTATTTGATCAAGCGAGAGCGTTACCTAATGTTAATTATATTGGGAATCAGCCTAACGATTTTATTTTAAATAAAATGGAAGATTACCACATGTTTGCTTACCCCAGTATCTGGGAAGAAACCTCATGTATCTCGGCTCTGGAAGCAATGGCAGCTGGATTATACTGTGTCACCACTAACTACGGTGCTTTGTATGAGACCTGTGCTGAGTTCCCAATTTATGTAAACTATACTGACAATTACGAGAAACTAGCTGAGAACTTTGCTTATGCTATTAAGTCGGCAACACAACATTTACACGAAGACTACATTCAAGAGCATCTCTTAGTCCAACAAGATTATATAAAACGATTTTATCATTGGGATAAAAAATCCATAGAATGGACTAGATTTCTAGAAGGAGCATTTAATGCCAGACTCAAGTAAACCCTTATGGTTAAATAAAGAAAAAGAATTAGGTATCTATGTAGCTACTCCAGTACACTCAGATGTGTCGATTCATTACACACAAAGCTTATTAGAGTTTCAAAAAGCTTGTATGGAAAAAGGTGTAAAAGTTATGTTTGAGATGATAAAATCATCTTTAGTGACACAAGGTAGGAACTTATGTACTGCTTCTTTTTTACAAAGCGAGATGTCGCATATGCTTTTTATAGACTCAGATATAGCGTTTTCCTCTGACAGCATATGGAGTATGCTTGAGGCCGACAAGGACGTCATCTCTGTGCCTTATCCTTTGAAAGATATTAAGTTCGACCGACTCATTCAAAAGATAATCCATGGTGAAGTGACCACGGCTCACGAAGCTCATGTCAATTGTAATAGCTACCCGTTAAGGCTAGAAGATAGCGAAGCAATTGAAATAGAAGGTAAGGGTGTTATTGAAGTCACCCACGCCCCCACTGGTTGTATGCTTATAAAGCGTGAAGTATTTGATACTTTGATCAAAGAATATCCAGATATGGAGATCCATCAAGAAAACATTATTGATGGCAGGTTGCAAAAAAAACCGCATCTGTATAACTTCTTTGACACTTATTACGATAAAGAGAACAAGCGTTTTCTAGGTGAGGACTTTGCTTTTTGTAGGTTATGGCGCAATGCTGGAGGCAAATGCTACTGTTACATTATGGATTATATTACCCATGTAGGGGAATTCCAGTATACAGGTCGTTTATGGGACGAAATGAAGCCTTCGAGTGTTGATAGCACTGAAGAATAAGGGTAAACTTGTATTAACAAGTATAAGGAGAGTGTCGTATGCCATTTTGGTTAATTGCAGGTCTAACTAGTTTTGGAATAGCTAAACTATCAGGGGCTTCAACAAAAAAAGCAATAATGTCAGGCATCTTCGGTGGTGCTACGGCGGGTATTTTTGGTCCTGGTTCACAAGCATCTAAAGAACTTGCTATGACTAAAACAGCCACAGATGCGGCTTCACAATCTGCTTTGAGTAGTCTACCACAAGGTATGGTAGATCAAACTTTATCTGCTGCTAGTAATGTGGGGACAAGTACTTTAGGTAATACAGCTTCTGCTTTTGTAGCTCCTGATACAACAAGTATTTTACCTAGTATAACTTATGACCATAATACAGGACGAGTTCTTGCTGATTCTGGAAGTTTAGCAAGAATAGATTTAGCTAAAGGCATGGGTGTTAATCTTAACAACCCTTACCCATCAACATTAACGCAAGGCATTCAAGGTAGGGCTGCAGATATAAGAAGTCTTTCAGGCACACCTAAACCTTCTTTGTTTCAAAATCCTGTAAACTATGTTAAAAACATGAGTACTGCTAATAAAGTTGGGGTAGGTACAGGCTTACTTAGTTTAGCCGCACAACCAAAAACACCTGATAAAAAACCTTCTCTTTACGAAAGTCAAGAATACAAAGATTTAGTTGCTTCTGAAAGAGTAAAAGCCAATAAACAGATTGAAGGTATTACTACAGCTAGAACTTACACAGAAGAAGATGATGCTATTCCTGATCTTTATAATAATTATGGTAACAATATGATGTATGCCAACAAGGGTGGAATTGTTAGTGTAATGCCTAAATACAATGAAGGTGGTATTAATTACTTACCGAGTAAAATGGAACACGATGAGAAAGATGTAAACAACTATGTTAGAGCCTCTGGGTATGTGGAAGACGGAACAGGTGTAGGCGACAAAGATGAGGATACTATGTTGGCTCAACTAGCTGACGGTGAATTTGTATCTCGTGCTGATGCAATACTTGGGGCTGGCATTATGGCCGGAGCTGATCCAAAAGACATG